CATGATCCACCATTAGTTAAATACATAGATTATAAAAAAACATATGAAGAATATGAACCAGTAACAGACAGCTCATACACTTCATCCGAATCATTACTTGATGAGCTATTAAGTGGCAAGGATTTTCACTAATGTCAGACATTACAGTAAATGGTCTTAAGGATTTTCAAATATGCGAAAGACTTTATGATTATAGGCATGTTGAGAAGGTTGCAGAAAAAATATATTCAAGAGATATTTATACAAATAAATTTGAAAATACTATAAAAAATATTATTTATTTTTTCTTCTTTAAAAAACAATCTGGAATTGTACCTTCGTATTCAGCTTTATTGAATAGGTGGGAAAAAATGTGGTTTCCCAAGGGAATAACTTCGTATGACATTGTTACAGAACAACACGAAACAGCGTATGGAAATATGTCAAGCCTAACATCAAAAGCCGCGGCGGCTTTATTAATGTTTTACGAGAAATATAGTGATTCAAATTATATTCCAATAGCAATAGCTGATGATTATTTTATTCCAGGAAAAAATGGAAATAATATATCAGATATTTTTGATGTTATTTTATATAAAGATAAAACTTTTTATGTTATTAAATTAATGTTTAACTATAAACAAAGTAATATGGATCAATATAAAATAGATTTTGCCGCCCTATATAAAGGTTTTGAAACTAGACATCCGGAAAGAATGTCTCAAGTAAAGTTTGGAATTATAGATTTAATGAGCCAAAATTTAAATTTTTTTGAGTTTATAGTTACAGATTCTGACATAAATAATTTGGAATTGTGGCATGAAAAATTATTAGCTACTGAAATATTTGCTCCTAAAAGAGGACTTATAGCATACTGTAAAAAATGCCCTTTTGATACACCGTGTTCAAAATGGGATGGATGGAAAAAGGATAAAAACAATGACTAAATCAATACTAGATGATATCTTAATAAGTCAAAAAGAACATAGTTCAATATCTTCTGAAAACGAAATGTTGGATCCCATTTTAAATGAAATTAATTTAATTAATGATGAAAGTATAAGATCTTTTATTAGATCTATATTAATAAAAGCTGATTCATTTTGGAAAATACCATCAAGTTTTAGTGGAAAGTATCACCCAGCGGATGAACATGGTGAGGGCGGAAATGTTCTTCATACTAAAAGAGTAGTTAGAATAGCAAATCTTCTTTGCGAATCTTATAATCTTTCTTTAGAAGAAAAAGATATAGTTATATCAGCATGCCTCATACACGACGTTTGTAAGGGTGTAAAAAATATAGATTTAAATAAGTTTGAATATGATCCAATGCATCCCTATACAGTTGGAAAATTTATTTCTAATTGTCAAAAAAGTGACAAACAATTTTCTTCAGAATTAGAATCTTCTACTTTGTATTTATCAGAAGATATTGTTCAATCAATACTTAGGCTAGTTAGATGTCATCTGGGTCCATGGTCACCAGTGCCAGAGACATATCCTATAACTTATTTAGATTACATTGTTCACATTTCGGATAACATTGCATCAAAAATACATAGTATAATAGAAGATAGCGATTTGATAAATCCAATATGGAGAAAAGATGGAACCGGAAAAAAGAATTAGAAGAAGAAATTATCTTCTAAATCGTTTAGAGTATCTTATATCAGAATCTGTTTACTATAGAACCAACAGTAACTTAATGAATAATGATAGTAAAATAATAATTTGTAATATAAATAATATAGAAAATAAAAAAAAGATACTATGAAAATTCCATCTGATCCAACAAAGTATTTAAATTCATGGAATCTTGTTGAAACAGCAAAGTATGTTCCATCTTTATCCAGAATTATTAGAGATAAAGATGGAGAAAACCCAAGATTTACTTCTATATATGATATGGAAAAATACTGTGAAAAGTATGAGAATGTTGGTATATACACTTCTGTTTGGCATTATAACTCTTTAGATATAGATAAGGCAATAAGGCTTGGATCATTATATTTCGATTTAGATAATTTTGATCCAAATAAATCTTGGGAAGAATGTAAAGTACTATATTTATATTTAGAAAAATATATACCAGAAAAATCTTTATTAGTATATTTTACTGGTAAAAAAGGTTTTCATATTGAGTGTGAATCAATAGCACTTGGAATAAATCCATCTAACGCTTTACCAAATATTTTTAGGTATATTGCAAGTAAGATTAAATCAAATCTAAATATAGAATCAATAGATTTTAGCGTATATGATGCGAGAAGAATGTGGAGATATCCAGGATCCAAGCATCAAGAAACTGGTTTATATAAAAATTTAATACCAAAAAATATATTATTTTCTAGTTTAGAAGATATTAAATTGTATTGCAAAACAAAATCAAATAATGCAGTTGAAGAACAGGTTTTTGATCTAAAGGCTAACGAATGGTTTAGAGATTTTACATATGATATGGAAATTGATAAACAAAGATCAAAAGATTTTCTAGACTATTTTAATAAAAAAGGATCTTCGGCTTTTAAAACTTTAAAAACAACAGAAAAAATTTTTACAGAAAAACAATTATTAGAAAATTGTTCTGCAATAAGTAGGCATATAGAGAGCGCTAAAAGAACTGGCAAGTTAGATCATGAATCTAGACTTTTTCTATGCTCTATATTAACTTATAGTGAAGATTCAATTAAGTTTTTATACAGCATTCTTAGTTTGTGTGATGATTTTAACTACGAAAAATCAACGAGTCACATAAATGATTGGATAAAAAGAAGACAGTTGGGCATTGGGGGTAGACCATATACATGCGAAAGAGCTAATTCAGCTGGAGTTGGATGTGGTGATTGTCATTTAGAGAAAAAAAAGAAATGGATTACAATAGGAAATAAATTTGTTGAAGGAACAGAAGTATCAAATCCATCTCCAATAAGATTTGCGTATAAAAATAAAAAGGAAAACAATAAATGACAAATAATATTAATGATCCAGATGACGTAATAGGAACGTGTTCCGAGTGTAAATCTGATCAACCAATGAACTACATGTACAATAGTCCATTTGCCCAAGCTGGAAAACCAGTGCCATGTAAATACTGTGGTGGAATTGTGATAATAACTTATAGAGAAACTAGAGATCAAGCTTTGGACAATTCTGATACCGAGAGAGGATTGTAGTTTGAAGAATTGGACTAACTTACATAATCATACCGTTTTCTCAATACTCGACGGGCATGGTAGCATAGAAGAGTATCTGGAAAGAGCTAAAGATTTAGGTATGTTGGGTATTGCCACAACCGATCATGGCAATATACATTCTTGGTTAGATTTTTATGACGCTGGTCACGCAATTGGGGTTAAGCCAATATTGGGTTCTGAATTTTATCAAGCTAGAAAAACTAGATTTGATAGAGACGAAGAAGAAAGATCTGGTCCATCCAAGAATGAATGGGAACAAAGAGGCCCATATCATATAACCATATTAGCCAAGAACAATGTGGGCTACCACAATATTATTAAGATGTCTTCTAGGGCTTTCACCGAGGGGTATTACGTCAAGCCAAGAATTGATCATGATTTAATACAGCAGCACTCAGAGGGCATTATTGTGCTATCCGGCTGTCTAAACGGAGAAGTGTCTCAAGCGCTGCTTAGGGACGATTACAGCGCGGCATTAAGGCATGCATCAAATATGCAAGCTATTGTTGGTAAAGAAAATTATTTTATAGAAATACAAAATCATGGCATAGAAGAGCAGATAAAAATTATTCCTGATCTAATTAAAATAGCAAATTCAATTGGAGCAAAAATTGTTCCATCGGGGGACTGTCATTATGTGCATCAGCACGACTCCCACTCTCACGACATCATGCTTTGTGTGGCCACTAACGCCAATGTTAACACTCCTGGTAGATTTTCTTTTTCTGGAGACAAGTTTTATTTGCAGTCGTATGACGAAATGTCTTCTGTGTTTTCTGATGAATGGTTAAAAAACACAATGCATGTTAACGATATGATAGACGTTAATTTAAATTTTGGAGAAATACATTTCCCAGATTTTCCAATTCCAACAAAAGAAACCTCCGCTCAATATTTTGAAAGATTGGCTTGGGATGGATTGAAGAAAAAATATGGCGATATTATCCCGGCAAATATTATTGACCGAGCCAACTACGAAATGAAAGTAGTAAAAGAGATGGGATTCTCTGAATATTTTTTGGTTGTTTCTGACTTGGTTAAATGGGCAAAGGATAACCAAATCAGAGTTGGTTGGGGTAGAGGCTCAGCTGCTGGAAGCATTTTGTCTTACGCATTTGATATAACTAATTTAGATCCAATTAGATTTGGTTTAATGTTTGAAAGATTTTTGGTAGAAGGAAGAAAATCAATGCCGGATATCGATTTAGATTTTGATGATAGGCACAGAGATAAAGTCATAGAATACGCAAAGTCGAAATATGGCGACGATAGAGTAGCTCATATTTGTACGTTTAATAGAACTGGGGCCAGACAGTCGTTGCGCGATTCGGCTAGAGCGCTTGGTTACGATTTTATATCTGGCGATAAAATAGCAAAACTTGTTCCTGCTCCTATTTTAGGAATCTCAAAAAGCTTGTCTGAGTGCATGGAGGTTCAAGAATTTAAATCAGAATATAATACAAATGCAGATTCAAAGTTGATTGTAGACACCGCTATGGGCCTAGAGGGTTTGGTTAGACAAACCGGAATACACGCAGCTGGTGTTGTTATATCCAAGGGTCCTCTAACAGAATATCTTCCGGTTATGAAAAAGGGAGCCGATGCTCCACTTGTTACTCAGTGGGATATGGGTAGAGTGGAACAATGTGGCCTATTAAAAATTGACTTCTTGGGTTTAAGAAATCTTGGTGTAATAGATTCGTGTATTAAATTAATAGAAAAAACAAAAGGAATATTATTAGATATAGAAAAAATTCCTTTAGATGATAAAAAAACTTTTGAAGAATTATGTAAGGGGAATTGTATTGGAGTGTTTCAGCTTGAGTCCGCTGGAATGAGACAGCTCATGATACAGCTTCAGCCACAAAATATAGAAGATATAATGGCTTTAATATCATTATATAGACCGGGTCCCATTGGGTCTGGAATGGATAAGCTTTATATAGATAGAAAAAACGGAAAATCTAAAATATCATACGATCACCCTAAGCTCGAAGACGTTTTGGGTCCATCCCTAGGTATCATGCTTTATCAAGAAGATGTTCTTGGTGTTGCTAGAGAGTTGGCTGGTTTTAGTTCAGCTGAAGCAGATGATTTGCGTAAGGCTATAGGAAAAAAACAAATGGATAAAATCTCTTTGTTTAGAAAAAAGTTTGTAGATGGATGCGTTAACTTCTCAAATATAACCGAAGATAAAGCTAATAAAATTTACTCGGACATTGAGTACTTTGGTGGATACGGATTCAATAGAGCACACGCTGCTAGTTATGCAATGATTTCTTATACTACCGCATATTTAAAATCAAATTATACTGTAGAATATATGGCAGCTTTGATGAGTTCTGTTGTTGGAAATAAGGACAAGCAGGCTTTATATCTTTCTGATTGTAGAAAATTGGGAGTAAACGTACTTCCTCCATCAATAAATAAATCTGGAATAGATTTTGAAGTAATAGATAATTCTTCAATAGTATTTGGTTTATCTGCAATTGATGGTATTGGCATGACCATTGCAGAAAGTGTAGTGCAAGCAAGAGATTTAAAAAAACCATATACAAGTATGTATGATTTCTATAGAAGATGTGATCCAGTAACTTTAAAAAAATCAACATTAGAACACCTTGCTTTGGCCGGTGCACTAGATGAACTAATAGATGATAATGATGTAGAAATTAGTAGAAGAATTGAACTGCAAATTTTAGAAAAAGAAAAATCTGAATTAGGAATATACGTTACCAGTCACCCCGTTATGGGAATATGGGATGTAATTACAAATCAAATTACAAGTGAAATTATTGATCTTAGCTCTTATGACTCTGGTACTCCAATAAAAATTGGTGGAATAATTAATTCCGTTAAAAAAATGACGACCAAAAAAGGCGATAAGATGTTTAAATTGGATCTTGAAGACATCTCGTCAAACGTAGAGGTTATTGTTTTTCCAAGAGCAGCAAAAGAAATACCTAGTGACTACTTTAATGTTGGAGATGTATTAATTATAAGTGGAAATTTAAACAAAGAAAATGATGAAGAAAATTCTATTACAAAAATATTTTATAATTCATCAGAAAAAATTGATCAAAAAATTTTTACTGGTGGAAAACCAATTATATTTAATTTAAAAAATAATATAGGTGGCGTGACAATAGATAGCATATATGATATAATATCTAATAATAAAGGTAATAGACCTGTTTTTTTGGAAATTTGCGATAATAAACATAAATTTATTTATAAGTTTCATACACTGGCATCGACAAAAATAGTGCCAATAGTAGAAAAAATATTAGAGTTGGAGATACAATAATGGCACTTCCTGGATCTTATAAAAACCCATCAACAAAACCATGTTGGGTATATTGCTCCTCATGCAGTAGATGTCAAGATAAAGGTAGGTATACAAAGTGTAATGGCTGTAGCGGTAGATACGATCCAGCTGGAAAAATTGACGTTCACAATGATGATTTTTGTGACTGTAAAAACGGCATTTTGAGATGGAGAACTAAAGAGGGTAAGCTTTTAATTACAAGATTTAAAACCAATCCGTTTAAAGGTACAGTAAAGTATGAAAAAAAATCCGAAGATGAAAGAGATTGGGATTCTTACGTATCTGATATGCGAGAAAAAATGGACGATCCAAACTTTAATCCAATAAGTATATACGAGGAGTAATATGAAAAATGAGGTAGGAAGAATCCTGTTAGGCAATGTGACTCTTATAGAATACGATTGCGGTGATGGTACTCGATCTTTTTTTGTTCAATGTGGAGTAGCTGGGTTCTATGCAAACGAACAAGAGTGGCGTGATTTAGCTGGCGTAATTAATTACTATTTAAATATAGAATCTATTGAAGATATAGTTGTATCTATAAAGGAGTTCTAATGTCTTGGCCATATATAGAAGATGATTTTATGGAAATAGGAAACTCAGGTTGGGTTGCTGTTGGAGAGAATTTGTATAAAAATATGATTAACAATCACACAATAGACAAAGATGGCATAGAATATGACGCTCAAGGAAATATTGTATACGATCCACGTGAAGAATTAAATGACAATAACAATTAAAAAACTAGAAGATTTAGATCCACTGCAAAGACTATCTCTTACTGAATTTTCTTATTCAAGAATAGATACATATAAACAATGTGCAGCTAAATATTTTTATTCTTATATCTTAAAAGAACCAAGATTATTTGGTGAGGCCGCAGTGCTTCGGAAATATTGTTCATACAGTTTTAGAAAATGTTATAAGTAATGATTCTAGTTTAGATTATTCTCAAATAGAAATTGAATATGAAAAAAGTAAAGAATCACATGATCCGGATCAAAAAATATCTGAACAACTTATTTCTGTAGGTAAAGAAATACTTGATGAATTTTATGATCAAAATATAAATACACAATTTAATGTATATGATAAAGAATATGCATTTAAATTTGTATTAGGAAATCACTTAATAGTTGGCTTTATAGATAGGATAGATGTTGTTGGCGATCAGGTAACAATCGTTGATTATAAAACTGGTAAATGGGAAGTCTCTCAAAAAAGCATTCCGAGTAATCTCCAGCTAGGGATATATGCAATAGCAGCTTCAGAACTGTTTCCCGATAAAACAATAACAGCTGAATTATATTATTTAAGATCTGGTAAACACAAAAGCCATACTTATACCAAAGAAGATCTCGAAAGACTTAAACAGGATGTAATTGATTCTATAAATGAGATTATTAATGATAACTCATTTGCGGCTACATCAAACTCTAGAGCCTGCAGTTATTGCGATCATGCAAAGAGTGGCGCATGCGGCACTGGTGTTTTTAGAAGCAAAAAAGCAGCTGGGGCATAAAAAAACCCCCGCATTTCTGCGGGGGAATTTTTAATATTATATTAATTAGAAGCTTGAATCTGATTCAAAGACCAAATCATTGGCTTCAAGGCCCTCAAACTGAGTAACCAGCTTGGTTGCCGTTGTGTTGTCGTAACCAGCCTCTTGAAGGCTATCGATTACATTGTGGTTTATTGCTTGTTTGATGCTGTTAAACAGCTCTGTTTTTGTTGTCATGGTTTCCATTATATCTTTCCGTACCTTCCGTTGCAACCTTTGCAACATATTTTTGTATTTTTATTTTTTATAAAGTATAATGTTTTTTAAGAGTTATATTATGCTATGAACAAAATAGAGGTTACTACATGAAAACTGAGATTGTCAACTCGAAGACGTTTTTTTCTACAAGATCTTCAAAAAAAATTCCAATCTTTTCTAAAACAAAATTAGAAAATTCATCAGAAACAGATCACGCTGTAAAAAAAATTGCTAGTAAGGGTAACGCATATAAGCATACTAAAACTGGATTTAGAACTGACATACAACTTAATGTAAGATCTAATTGGGAAGCTAATTTTGTAAGAATCCTTAATGGATACAGTATTAAATTTGAATTTGAACCAACAGTATTTTCATTTCCAATTAAAAGAGGAACTAAAGGTTACACTCCAGATTTTTTTATTAATAAAACTGGAGAGTGGGTTGAAATAAAGGGATATCTAGATACAAAAAGTAAAGTTAAGTTAAAAAGATTTAAAAGGTATTATCCAAAAGAATTTGAAAAACTAATATGCATCATTAGTAAGTATTCAAAAGATGCTGTTGAATTTATGGAAGAATTAGAGGTTCCAATAGTGATATATTATGAAGATATAAGAACAGAGTACAGCTCTTTGGTTTTAAATTGGGAAGGAAAATAGTTGATGGCCACTTATAAAGAACAGTACTACAACCTTGCAGAGTCGGAAATGCAAGATTTGATTGCAAGAGCAAAAAAAGAAGACTCAAAAGCTCAAGAAGAATTACTAAAAGTATTTAATAACTTTTTAACAAAATACGTGTCACTTCTTTATCATGGTAGATATAATCTTGATGACTATGATATTAGAAGATTTATAAGTTTATTTGTTAAAAACTCTTATGTAAGATTTGCTTTAATGAAAAACAAATTAAATAAACCAAATTACAAACACGTTCAAGAGGTTATGAGCCGGCATACAATACATGGCCAAGAGATATGGGGATGAAGAGGATATAAGACAGACTATCACTATGACTTTTTTTCAATGTATAAAAAGATATGAAAGAAAAGATTCTTCAAAGGGTCCTATACCATTCAGTGGTTTCTTGTATAGTTATTTTTTCTATCTTTTAAAAAAGAACGTGGATACTTTTTTGATAGATCAATTAGGAAGAAAAACATTTCCATTAATCACTGACGACTCATACGATGATGATGAGGATAATCAACAACCTGGATTTAGGCCAGAGCCAATTGAATATACACTAGAACAATTTATTGCTACTGATGAATTAAATGAAATGTGGGTTCTTGGAGAAAAAACTATTTTACCATTCGATCAACTTACCGTTCAGGAAAGACAGCTGATAAAATGGAGGTTTGTAGATGGAAAAAAATCAAGTGAAATCTCTGAAAAAATAAATGAACACCCAAATACAGTAAGAGAGCATTTGTCTAAGATCAAATTAAAATTAAGAGATATTATAATACAACATGATATGCAAGAAGTTATAAAAGACTTAAAGATAAAAAAGGAAATTTAATGAATCTTCAAAACATAGAAAAACTACAGCATCTTCTTTCTGATTTCTTAAATCCTCAAATTCAAGAAGTAATAAACTCCTATGTAGGCGGCAGTAAAGATAATCCATATTTTATAGAGATACCAGAAGAAGATGTTGTTGATCTTGGGCTTGATAAGTTAGCTTCGTTAGTAGCAAGAACCTCTAATGTTTATGGAAGATCAGCCCGATTTGCTGGAATGGCAAGAGCAAATTATAAGTTAATAGAAGGAAAATATAAAAAAGTTTATAAATCCTCTAGAGTTGGAAAGAATGAAGCTGAGCGAGAAGCTGCTGCTATGGAAGCTGCAGAAGCAGAGTATTCTGCACTAATTACTTGTGAGGCTATTGTAAACTTAGCTGAGTCATTAGAGAGTTCTGCTAGAATAGCTTCTGAGTCAGCTAGAAAACTTATGGACAAAGTGCAATCAATGCAAATAGCATCGAGTAGAGAATCTAAGGGTTATTATTTAGATGAAGATTTTAAAACATACTAAAGGATAATTTATGTTTATTGGACACTATAAAAATGTAAACAAGGTAGACGAATTTTACTCAGAAAAAAAAGATGGATTAAATTTTCCAACTCAAGTCGAGTATAAGGGTAGTAGATATTTGCTTATTAACACATACATAGTCAACTCTAAGAGTCAAGAAGACAATATAAAAAAAAGAGCACAAGAGTTAAATATTTTAGTAGATGTAAAAATAGACTAATGAATATAGAAGTTTTTTGCGACGGCGCTTCTAGGGGGCAAGGACAAAAGAAAAGAGGAGAAGCAGCATGTGCAACAGTTGTCTATAAAAATAGAAAAAAGGTTGCGCAATTTGCAAGGGGTCTTGGATCTAGAACAAATAATGAAGCTGAATATGAGGCGGTAATAGCATCACTTCTTATATGTGCATTGTCTGATTTTATTGATCCAATTATTTATACTGATTCAGCTGTGGTTGCTAATCAAGTAAATGGAGTATGGAAGTGCAAAAGCCCAGTTTTGTTTCCGCTGCTAATGACAATTGAAGAAATAAAATCAGAATATAGATTTAGACTCATACAAGTGCCAAGAAATTTAGTTTGGGAACCAGATTATTTAGCAAATACTTTTCTAGATCAACTAGAAAAGAAGCAAAAAGAAATGTGATATAATCTATATCTATGGAAACTTTTAGAAATAATCAACCAATCATAATAGGTTTAGCGGGTAAGGCTGGTAGTGGTAAAACATCTGTAGCCGAATCCATTATACCCAAAGGTTCCCTCGATGCAGTAAAATTTGGCTATAGGTGGGATCATTTATTTTTTGCTCTACCACTATATGAAATGGCTTCTATCAAAAAAAATATAATGGGCATAAATGAAAAATCTAGAAAATTATTTGCTTTACATTCAGTTCTTTATGAGCTATATGGTGGCTCAGCAATTGGGAACATGCCAAATTATGAAAAATTTGTACAAATGGTTTACGAAATTGAGAGTCTTTCAATTGAGCCCGAAGGTGCAAAGCCTAGAACATTTCTTCAGCAGGCTGGCGACGTTTGTAGAAAAAATTATCCAGACTGTTTTGCACACTGGGCTATTATTAAGAGCTATAAATTATATACTCAGTTTTGCAATGAGAGCGAAGATACAGACGATGCAAAAATGGCAATAATTATATCGGATGTTAGATATGCGAACGAGGCAGCAGTAATAAAAAAACAACCTAATGGATTGATAATATGTTTTGATGCTTCTGAGGAAACTTTAAATAGTAGACTACTTAAAAGAGATGGATTCGTTCCAACAAGAGCTCAATCAGAACATGCCTCAGAAAATGGAATAGAAGAAGTTAAAAAAATGGCAGACATAGTCATAAATACAGATAACATGTCACTAGAAGATCAAACTTTAAATACACTAATAGCACTAGGAATGAAAGTAGAAACAAATGCCTAAGATAAGTAAAAATGCCTTTGAACAATCAACAGATTCTCCATTGGATTCAATGATTAATTCCAATCCAGGAATAAGTATTTCTACATTTCCCGTTTTAGTTTGCGGTGTAAACAGAAAAATAAACATTGGAAATTTTGAAAACATAGATGTCTATGCCGGTATAAGCCTTCCCTTGGGCGACGTTTCCCTTGAGGATAAGGAAGCCCTTCAGGCCGCCATAGAAAGTGCAGCAGCTTACGGATTTTCGATAGTCTCAAAAGAGACTGGAGATAGATATGTTTTAATTAAAGAGTCCCAACAAGGAAAATAGCTAAAACATATATTTGCATGTTACTATTATAAACAATATAATATTACTATTAATTATCCAAAATTAAAAATAAACAGAGGTTAAAAATGTTTAAGAAATTAGCCAATAAAATAAAGTCAATTGCATTCAGCGCTCAAAAACTAGATCCCAATAGCCCTATAGCTAAAGCTCAGGCTAAGGTTATCGACGAACTTGCCGATCAAGCACAGGCGGCTGCAGAGATTGCAGTTGCGACAGCTGATAAGATTGTTGTCGATGCAAAGAAAGAAGTTGCTAAAGCTGTCAAGGAAGCATCCTCCTCTAAGGCAAAAAAGGGTCGCCCTATAGAGGACGCCGCAAGAGCTGCAAGCTCAGCGGCAAAAAAGGGTCGCCCTAAAAAGTCAACTAAATAACCTAATGTCTTTAGCTAAGTTTAGGTTGGTTTCTAAGGGAAACGCAGCTCCTAAAAAAATTGGACAAACACCAACCCCAAAGACCAAACCTAGACCTAAGAATTAAGTATAATGGTTTTTAAAAAAAATGTTTATATTAGTGGTCCAAGAATGGGAACTAATAATTCAATGTATGGTATTCAACTAAAGAAATCTTTAAAGCCAAAGAAGAGTTCTAAAAAACCTAAGAAAAAATAATGACACCAGCGTCACCAGATAATATAATTGTTCATGACAGCTTGTATTCTAAAGAAGATTTAAACAAAATGTTATCTTTTTGTAAGAATCAAACAGTATGGTCAAACAGTGTTTTTTATTCAGCTGGAAAATTGCAAACTTACCCAGATGAAAAAACTAGTTTTTATGACTCAAATCCAGAAGTATTTAATTTATTTACAAATATATTAAATATTATTAAAGATAAAATAGAGTGGTCATATGGAACTAGGGTAGTGCCCAAAAAAGACGAAGCGATAAGGAGATGGTCTCCTGGCGAATCTCAAGAAGTGCACGCCGATAATGAGTTAGTAACCGGAGAATTTATTAGCCTTCAATACATTACGGATGAGAATCAAAATATTGATGAATCAGAATATTCTCTCCCAAATGACTTTGTTGATTTTTCTTCTGTATTTTATATAAATGATGATTATGAAGGTGGGGAATTATTTTTTCCTGAATATGATATAAAAATTAAAGCAAAATCGGGTAGTTTTATTACTTGGCCAAGCAACGCAAAGTATTTGCATGGAATTAATAAAGTTATAAATGGATATAGATACACCGTTCCAAGCATGTGGTATAGTGAAAAAGCAGTTCTTCTTAACGCAATAAAAAGCTTCAAATATGCCAGGGTTATTTCTGAACAAAATTATAGCAATAAATTTGTAAAAACCTCAGTACTATAATATAATGTTATAATTAAATTAAAAATATTTTTTGTTAAAAGGTAAAAAATTATGGCAAAATCACCAGCTTGGCAACGCAAAGAGGGTAAAGATCCCAAAGGACGGATTAAACCGAAAGGGTGTTGCATCCTATCGCAGACAAAACCCCGGCTCAAAGTTAAAGATGGCGGTTACAACAAAACCATCAAAACTAAAATCAGGGTCCAAAGCAGCGAAGCGCCGCAAGTCATTTTGTGCTAGAATGGGGGGCATGCCTGGTCCAATGAAAGATAAAAAAGGCAGGCCTACGCGTAAAGCACTGGCTCTTCGAAAATGGAATTGTTAATTAAAGGATTACTATGTCAAAATATGTTACAACTACAGCTAATAAAGATCAAGAAAAAGAAGATAATAAAGATCAAGAAAAAAGTGTAAAAAAGAAATCAACAGCAAAAACAAAATCTAAAAAGAAAGCAGAAAAATAATGCCTAAAGTAGGAAGTAAAATGTTTGCATATACAAAAGCTGGCGAAAAGAAGGCTAAAGCATACGCAAAAAAGACAGGTAAAAAAATGACAAAGAAGTCATCCAAGAAAAAGATAGGATATTAATCATGGCAATGAAAAAGAAAATGCCAGCAAAGAAAGCTGGAGCAAAAAAGAACGAAGCTGGTTTAACCGCTTCACAAAAGAAGCTGCCCGCCTTTATCAAGGCGGCTATTATGAAGAAGAAAAAGAAAAA